CTTTGGATCAACAACTAACGTATTTAGATTCACGATACCTACTGGAACGGCTAACATTTTAGCTCAGGGTGGATCAGGTAGTCAATTTTTGAATAATGGAACACTTGCTTCATATATAGTTCAGGCTGGTGTCGGTAATGGTAGCACGCCTTTACCAAGTAGTCCTATAAGTTTAGGATTTGTTTATGAAATAATACCAGATTGTAGGCCTTACGAAGTTATACGTCTTGCGTTTTTAAATAAACTTGGTGGTTATGATTACTGGTCGTTTAACTTAGTAAGTAGATTCACAAGTCAAGTTAAACGAACACAAATAGACCGAGCTTTAAGACCTCAATACTCAATCGGTGACAGAGGTCGTGATGTAATATATTCAGAAGCTGTTGAAAACTGGACTATAAACTCAGATTTCTTAACAGACGATCAAGCTCTGTTTGTAAGAGAACTTGTTGAAAGTTCGTCAGTATTTTATATTGATGGAATCAACCAATTACCAGTTGTAATCACATCTGACTCGTGGGAATACAAATCAGGTCTTTTAGATGGTTATGTTCAATATACTTTGACATTCCAAAAAGCTTTTGACCGAATCATAAACAGGTAAAAAGTGCAGAACAATATATATGATATAATATAAAAATATAAATATAATATAGAAATATGGCTAACAAAACAGAATTGTTTATTCAAAAAGTTAAAACTATAGACGAGTTTAGATTTCAAGACACTTATCTAGCTCCTTCTGAATATGGAACAAAACTTGGTTTGGAATTCAATAGAGATGTTACAGACCTACTTCAAGTTGGTCAGGTTATAACTTTAGACAAGTTCAACAAATCAATAAACGCGTGGGTTGATGGAACGGCCTCAATACTCGGATTTTCAGCTTCAACTATTTACCCACCACCAGCGAGTTTAGTTTTTACAAGTAGAGACTTACAACTACCTATTGTTTTTTCAACTGGTGAAAATGGTAATATAATTTTAGACGAACCAACTATTGATAGAAATTGGTTTCAAGTAGATTTAAGTGACACGGTAGCTTTTCCTGTAACGTTTAATATAGCTGACGTAAGACAAATCAATAATAGAAATGGTGCTTACTCAAAAACGGTAGAGATACCAGGTACAAAAGATAACAATCAAGTTTTTGAACATATATTTGACATACAAGCTATTGATAGTTATGACACGCGAGTAAGAGTAAAATGTACGGTAGTAGTTGATACTATACCAGTTTTAGAAGGTTATATTCAACTTGATAAAATCAAGTGTGATGAAAACAACCATTGGACCTATAATTGTATAATTTTTGGTGAGAACGCTAACTTTAGTAAAGAAATAGATCAAAATGCCAAACTTACAGATTTAGATTTTTCAGAATTTGATCACTTTAAAACTATAGATGCTATAACTCAATCGTGGTCTGGTGACTATACAGATGGGTACTATTATCCACTTATAGACTATAACAATGGTAAAAATCCGATTGACATATTTTCACCTCAAATAGCTTTACAACTTTCTCTCATAAATGAAAACTTTAAACCAGCAATTTATGTTAAACAATACTGGGACAAGATTTTCAAAACATATGGATATACTTATGAAAGTAACTTTTTGAATAGTCCTGAATTTACAAACTTAATCATACCAACAAATGTTAAAACAATAGTAAATGATGATGATTGGAGATTTAATAGCTCATTTAAATGTGGATTGACATCAACATTCACTAGAAATATAACAGCTTTGAGTAATAATTTACCTGTTTCATTTCAAATAAATAATTATGATGATATAACCAATACTTGGCCGATGAGTCAGGTTTCTCCATTCTTTTACGATCCACAAAATGTTTTCATTACAAGCACATTTCTCCAACCTAATTTTAGATATAAAAATCAATACTTAGGCTCAGTACCTAAAGATCAAAAAATAGTTTTGAATTTAGATTATAAGATAACACCAATTGGTAATTTTGGTATAAACGGATTAGGATTTTTATTATTCTATAAAATTTATAAAAACGGACAATTTCAATATACTGGTAAAGTTCAATCATTCGGTGGTGGAGAAAGTACTTATGGATCAAGCTCTTATAATGACAACGTTGATTATTTCAATTTTCATAGAAATTATGTAATTGATAATTTTGGTGAATTTGATGGATATACTAATACGTCTTTTGAAAGAAGACAAATGCAAGTTATATATGATACTGCGATTGCTGGTAACTTGAATAATAATGATACAATAGAAGTTAGACTTGGTATGGCACTACTTGGAACAAATATAGTGGATCTTTTATCATTTGCAAATTATTTCACTACAGACTATCAAATTGATTTTTATCCGTCAAGTAATGGTTATGATGGAACCTATTTCTATAATAATATAGATACACGACTTTTATCAAATCAACCTTATCGTTTAAGTAGTTCTATACCAGGTAACATCAAACAAATTGATTTTATAAACTCAATTATAAAAATGTTTAATCTATACTTAAGTCAAGACAAAGTTGATCCGAAAAAGGTTATTATAGAACCGAGAAATGATTTTTATTTTACGAATCAAATTATAAACTGGTCTGAAAAATTAGATGTTTCAAAAGATATATCTCAAGAGCCTATAGTTGATAGAAAGAAGAGGGTTCTTATGACTTATAAGGAAGATAAAGACTTAGCTAATACATTTTATAAGTCAAACTTTAATGAAATTTATGGACAATATGAGTACATAACAAATAATGAGTTTGAAACTTCAGAACAAAAAATAGAAATCGTTTTCTCACCTACTCCGTTGTTAAATAGAAAAGATGGTGATGGTCTTATAGATAATAGATTGATATACACGCAGATTTTAGATCCGAAGGGAACAATTAATGCTGAAAACTATAATATAGTTGATAGTAATATACGAATACTTTACAGAAAAAAAATACCTTTAACTGGATACACTTTTAAAATATATGATAATACTTCCTATCTAACTTATAACTTTTACCCATATGCAGGACACCTTGATGACCCTATTAATCCAGATTTAGATTTGAATTTTGAAGAACCGATTTCATTATTTTACGAATGGCAGAATTTTGGATATACAAACAACAATTTATATACGGTATATTATCAGCAATTTTTTGAAGAACTTTACGGTGAAGAAAGTAAAACTATAACAGCTTACTTTTATTTGACACCACAAGACCTTTTGGATTTTGATTATAGAAAGTTGATCTATGTTGATAATATATCAAGTGGTTCTACTGGTTACTTTAGAGTTAATAAAATAGAATATGATCCGTTCAACAAGCAATCTTACAAAGTTGAACTGATTAAAGTTTTAAATAATGTTGATTTTGTAAAGGCAAGAATTATTAACAAACCAGATGAAGCATTTGATAGTGTCACAAAACCACCAAATGGTACTGGTCTTGTGACTTCAGGTAACTATAATAGTGGTGGTAATAGTGTTATAAATGGCTTTGATAATTCAGTTAAAAGTAATTTCAATATAGTAGGTGGTATAGGCAATCAAGTTCTTGTTGGTTCTTCTAATATAGTGACTGGTTATAAAAATAATACTATAAGTAATAATTCGGGAATTATAAGTGGTGGAAGAATCACAATATATGGAACGGGTAGATACTCAAATGTTATAGGTGGTTTTTCACAATCTTTGTCAGGTAGATACTCAAACATAATAGGTGGTTGTAATAATCAAATACTTCAGAACTCTACAAATAATCAAATTATAGGTGGTTATAGTAATAGAATTAGTTATAATCTAACTGGTACAACATCCGTTTCACAAACGATTAACTCGTTTATACTTGGTGGTACTAATAATAAAATAGAAATTGGACCTACAAACTCACCAACTGAGAATGTATTCATACTCGCTGGTTCAAATAATACTATAGCCGGTGGAGTGACGAATTCTTTTATAATCAATGGCCAGAGTAGAATTGCTACTCAAAGTAATACGGTGTATATTGATGGAAACTTAATTGTAAATGGATTACCGATTACTGGTGTTACGCCAAGTGGTGGTGATAGTTTATGGCAAGAGACGGTACTTGGTAATAGACATTTTATTGAACTTCAAGTAGCAACGCCATCTACTGAGGCATACATAATAGGTTCAACGACTAAGCCGTTTGAACAGATTATAGTTGCAACTTCATCAGCAGATCCAGCGTTTAGTCCAATTATTACAAATGCAAATAGTCAAAATTTAGTATCAAGAGCTGGTTTTAATTTAGACCTTGTTGGTAGGAATACTTACGTATCGGGTACCAGATCCGTATTTTTAGGTTCAAAGCAAAGTTCAATTACAGGCTCATCTGAATATGGAACAATAGCCTCGTCTTATTATAGTTGTATAAGAAATTCAAACAAGTCCATAATTTTAGGTTCAAGAGGACCTGATGGTACATATACAGCTTGTGTAAATGGTGGTTGTTATTCAGGTATAATAAACTCTTTAAGACCGATAGTTGCGGACTCTTGTTATAGCACAATTGTTTCATCACGAGCTGGTAGTATTTGTAATAGCTACCGATCAGCTATAATAGGTTCTATACTATCGGATGCTTGCAATACACATAATTCTATAATTTTAGGTTCGGTCAATGCTCTTATAGACACTGGTAGTTATAACACGATTATAAACTCAAGTTATGGAAAAATAGTTGAAAGTTCTCAATACTCAATTGTATTGAACTCAGCAGGATCTTATATATGTGGAACGAGTAGTAGAGGTGTTCTAATTGGAGGTTCTGGTAATATATTATATTGCGCACTGGATTCTTCAATAATTTCTGGAAATGGACATAAAATTACTAATTCAATCAATTCATCAATTACAGCTGGAAGTACAAATGAAATAATCGCTTCAACCAATTCAGTAATTTTAGGTGGTAGTAATCTTATACTGAATGGTCAAGTTGATACAGCTTTGGTTGGTAGTTTATGGATCTGTGGTTCTATTTCACCTGACAACGGAGTTTCAACAGGTTGTACAAATACTTTTACAGCCGGTGGTGTAACCTTTTCATTCTGTAATGGAGTTTTAATAGACTTCATAGTTTAAAACATAAAATCTAAAATTTATATTTATATAAAAACAACTAATCAAAAATGGCTGAAAGAAAAGAAATAGACTTGGTTATAAACACACAAGTAAATGGTGGTGAAAACTTAGACCAGAGTGTTGATAAAGTAAAAACCTTGAAACAACAAATCAAGGAGGCTAAACTTGAAGTTGAAAAATTTGAAGAGGGTTCTGAAGGTTTTAAAAAGGCTGCGGCTAATGTTGCAGCTTTGTCTGATAAACTTGATGATGTGAATGACCAAGTAAAACTTTTAAAAGGTGATGCTCTTGAAAGAGTTGCTGGTGGTTTTAAAGGTGTTGGTAGTGCTATTTTAGACCTTGACGTTGGTAAGTTAAAACTTGCTAACGAGAGCTTAAAATCTATAAAGTTTGGTGACTTAATTGGTAACGTAAAAGCTTTTGGTAGAGAATTATTTGCGTTGGCTACGAATCCATTTTTCTTGATACCAACCGCTATCGGTTTGATTATTTCAAATTTTGAAGAATTAAAAAACGCTTTTCCACCACTTAAAGCACTTGTTGATGGTTTAGGTAACGCTTTGAATGTATTTATAGGTAAAGCTGGAGAAGCTTATGAAGAGCAAAAGAAATTTAATGAACAACAACAAGCAGCTGTGGAATATACCAATGAAATGGCGGCAGCCGTTGTTAAAGAAAGTGGTGAGTATGTTGGTCTTATATTTCAATTAAAAAGTACGAATCAAAATTCTAAAGAGAGAGCAGACTTGATTGATAAAATCAATTCTAAATACGGTGGTACTATAAAAAATTTACAAGATGAAAAACTTTTTCAATCTCAACTAAATGATGAAGTAGCGAGGTATTTAGACATTCAAAGAGCAAAGTTTAATTTACAAAAAAACCAAGAAGCCATAAATGTTCAACTTGAGAAGATTTTTAAAGCCGAGCAAGAAAGGGCTCGTATTGAAAATATATTCAGACTACAAGGTAAAGAAGGTGAAACTTTAGGTGATTTTGCTAAAAGAAGAAGTGAGTATGGCAAGGTCTTATCAGAAACATCAATTCAAATTAGTGATGCCAATTCGGCTTTGGAAAAATTAGGAGCAGCAGCTTTAGATTTAAATAAAGATGTACCACAAGAAGTTAAAAAGGCCTCACCAGTTCCTAAATCAAAAGATGTGGAAAAAGACCTCAAAGTATGGGAGGAATTCAATAAAGAAGTAGTTAATGTTAGAAAGATTTTTAGTGACCAAGAAACAAAAATAGAGGAGGAAAAAAAACAAAAAATAGCTGAATTAGATGATAAGTACAAGGCTTTAGAAAAAGACAAAAAATTAACACCCGAACAAAGGTTACAAGCTCAATCTGATTATTTAAGTGCGTTACTTGATTTGGAACTTGAAGCCACATCAAAGAAAAATGCTATAACTGATGCTGAAAAGGAAAAACAAGAAAAACTTAGACAAGAACAACTTGATAAAGAGAAAGCAGCTCTTGATCAATTCACATCTACAGCTACGGCTAATTTTGAAGCACGACTAACTGAAGAAGAGAGAATCCAAAGTGAAGGTAATCAAAGAAAACTTGAATTACAAGCTCAATTTGATGCGTTATCAGCTGAAGAACAATTACTTAGAAAACAACAACTTGATGACGAGTTAAAAGCTATTGATAAAGATACAAAAGACCAACTTGATTTACAAGCCAAAGAGTCAGCTGAAAAACAAGCTAAAATTGAAGAAGATTTGAACAAAAAGAAACTTGATGCTGTAAAAAATGGACTATCAATTATTTCAAATCTTGCTGAACTTTTTGCTGGTAAATCAAGGAAACAACAGGAAAGAGCTTTTAAAGTTCAAAAGGCTGTTTCAATAGCTCAAGCGAGTATATCTACAGCCGAAGCAGCTATAAGTGCGTATAAGTCTTTAGCAGGAATACCTGTTGTCGGACCGGCACTTGGAGGAATTGCTTCAGCAGCCGCTATAGCAGCTGGTTTAGTTCAAATCAAAAAAATTAAGGAACAAAAGTTTGAAGGCGGTGGTCCTGAACCTTCACCTGGTCCAAGTCCTTCACCTGGTGATACAGGAGGACCTTCAGCGATTCAAGGTGGTAATCAAGCACCAGTCGGATTACCGACTTTCAATTTACAGGGACAACAAATCGGTGGAGCCGGCTCACTTTTAGGAATAAATGGTCAGTCAAATCAAAATCAACCTGTAAGAGTTTATGTAACAGAAAGTGATATAACAAATACTCAAAATAAAGTACAAGTCGTTCAAGGTAATTCACTATTCGGATCAGGCGGTGGATAACAAAATGACTAAAAATTATATTTATATTATGGAACAAATACCAACTTATAGAATCGTAATAGACGAGAATGATGAGAACACAGGTGTTGATTGTATATCACTTGTTGAACAACCAGCTATTGAAGAAGTGTTTTTGAAATTTAATAGTCAAAAGTTTGAGTTTCAAACTATAAAAGATAAACAACTTTTGTTCGGACCTTTAATGATTCCGAACAAACGTATTTATAGAAGCGACCAAGTGATGGGCGAGTACTTTGTGTTTTTCACTCAGGACGATATAGACTTGATGGTTAGAAAGTTTGCTAAAAACAACTTTAATAATAATATAAGTTTTGAACATATGGGCCTTAAAGTGGCTGGTACTTTGGTTGAAAACTTTATTGTAAAAGAAGGTATGAAAGTACCAGGTTTTGAAAACATACCAGTTGGTACTTGGATGGGTACGGTCTATATTGAAGACAAGTCTTTTTGGAACGAGTTTGTAAAAAATGATGTTGTTAAAGGTTTTTCAATAGAAGTGAGTGGAATACTCGCTCGTCAAGAGTTTAATATAAACATTTGGGAAGAACTTCAAAAGATTATTGATTCAAAAGTTGAAGATTACTTAATGATTCAAAAAATAGAAGAGGCCTTTAAAACTTACAAGTTTGAAACTTATAACGATTACCCTAAAGCCGCATCAGAAAACGCAGAAATAGCTTTAAGATGGGCTGATGAAAATGGATGGGGTGATTGTGGAACACAAGTTGGTAAAGTTAGAGCTAATCAATTAGCTAAAAGAGAATCAATTAGTCGTGAAACAATAGCAAGAATGGCTGCTTTTGAAAGACATAGACAAAATAGTCAAAAAGAACTAGGTGATGGTTGTGGTAGATTAGTTTGGTTGATGTGGGGCGGTGACGAAGGTATTGAGTGGGCTCAAAGAAAGTTGAAACAAATAGACGCGGCCTTAAACTCATCAGCTTATCAAACTATAATTAATAGGATGTCTAGTGAAGAGTTTATAGTTGAGCCACGTAAGGATGAAACAGAAGAAGAGTTTATAGGTAGGTGTATGTCTATTGAATCAAGTAACTATGATCAAGACCAGTCCTATATAATATGTAAAACTAAGTGGGATAAAAAATGAATTATAAAATTTATTATTTAACCGATTATACTGGTAAAATTAAATATATTGGTCTAACAAAATTAAGTCTTGAAAAAAGGCTATCATTTCATTTAAATGAGAATAGATGGAACACTCACAAAACTAATTGGATAAGAAAATACAAAAAAAGTATATCAATAAATCTCATTGAGGATTGTATTGAGAGTTTATCAGATGCTAAAGAAGCTGAGATTACTTATATAAAATTTTTTAAAAAATCTGGCTTAAAGTTAGTCAATGGTACAGATGGTGGCGACTATCCGTCTCTGATTAGAAAAAATCCACATAATAAAGGTAAATCTAAATATAATCATCTTAAAAATTTGATTATAGAAGAGTATATGAACTCAAACAATGGTCAATCATTTTATTCAAAAAAATATAATATACCAAAAAGTGAAATTGGTAGAATTTTATTAGGTATTAAAAAAGTTTAACAAAATGACCTTTTTTTATATTTATAGTATAAACAAAAAATAAATGAAAACAATGGACGTAAAATACGAAGCTTTAAAGTTGTTAAAACAACTATTTACGAAGCAAAACTTTGCTGACGCTCGTCTTGTTGATGGAACAATTGTTTCAGCTGATACTTTTGAACCAGGTCAAGACCTATTCGTTTTAGATGAAGCAGGTGAAAGATTACCAGCTCCTGATGGAGAACATACACTTGAGGATGGAACCAAAGTGGTTGTTAAGGAAGGTAAGATTGAAGCTATAATCAAAACCGAAGATAGTGAGGCTGAGATTGATGAACAAGTAGCTATACAAGAAGAGGATATGGCTATTGAAGTTGAGGTAGAACCTTATATTGAGGAAGTACCTGAAAAAGAAGATGAAGTAGCAATTCTAAAAGCTATGATTGACCAAGTGATGGAAAAAGTTAAAGTGATGGAAGAAGAAATGGGTAAAATGAAAATGAGCTCACAAGAAACTTCACAGACTATAGCTGACGCGGTAGTTGAACTTTCTGAAAACTTCTCAAAAATACCAGGAGCTGAAAAACTTGATGTTAATCCAACAGAGGTTGAAAACAAGTTTTCAAAAATAACTAAAACACAAAAGAAACAATCTATTCACGAATGGATTGCAAATCAGAAAAAATCTTAAGGATTTAAAAAAAATAATTCAAAAAAAATGGCTTTAAATTTAGCAAGTTTAACCAAATACACTGACCAATTGGCTACTGATTTGATCTACAAGTCAATTCTTCAGGGTAGAACATTTCAAACTGGTGTTACAATCCAGACAAATGTAAAATTCGCTGACGCTCTTAACTTGATGACTAGTGACCTTAAAGGTATCGCTGGTGGTGCTTGTGGATACTCAGCAACAGGTTCGGTGACTCTTTCACAGAGATCACTTGAAGTATGTCCGATCACGGTCTTTGAAAACAACTGTTTAAATGACCTTGAACAATACTGGGCAGGAAAATTAATGAGAGCTGGTTCTTATAACGAGCAACTACCTTTTGAGCAAGTATATACTCAAGAGAAAACAGAAAAAATCCAAGCGTTGATTGAAGACCTATATTGGAGAGGTTCAAAATCTGGTAACAACACAGGTGCTGGTTCAACAACTGGTAACTTAACACTTTGTGATGGTATTATCAACATCTTAGAATTTACTTCAGCTACAAACTCTGTAATCAGAGCAGGAGCTTCATTCTCAGGTTTTGCTAAAGCTGACGCAATCGCTATTGTTGATGCTGTAATCGCAGCAGCTAACACTTCAGCATCAGACATCATCGGACAACCAGACCTTAACATCTATTTGTCTTATGGAAACTTCACAACTTTGATGCAAGCGTTGAGAGAAGCTAACTATTTCCACTACGATTCAAATTACGGTGATTTCAGAGTTAATCAGTACTTAGGTACAAACTGGAATATAATCGCTGTTAGAGGTCTTAACGGAACTAACAAAATCGTAGCTACATACGCAGCTAATCTTTACTACGGTGTGGATCTTGAAAACGACTTTGAAACTTTTGAAATGTGGTATGAAAGATTTCAAGACTTAGTTTATTTCAGAAGTAAGTTTAAAGTAGGTGCTCAAGTAGCGTTCCCTGAATTTATTGTAGAGTATAGAGGATAAAAAACCAAGAGGCTCCGTGTGTTATGTCTTACACACGGAGCTTTTAAAGAAGGACACAAAAAAATTAACAAATATAAATGGCTTGTATTTTAAACACAGGATATACAATCGGATGTCGTGATAACACAGGTGGGGTTCAAACCTTAGCTATTGGTCCTTGGGAACTTGGTACAACTTACTCTTATGGTGTAGATAACGAGATCGTAACGACTTCATACGCTACAGCTTCATTCTTTGAGTTTGAACAATATACCGAGCAGGCGTCAGCTACTGGTGAAATCACAGCTAACAACGAGAACGGAACTATATTCAATACACAGAACTTGACATTCATTATGGAAAAAATGGACGCTCCTACAAGAGCTAAGTTTTTGATTTTGACACAAGGTCGTTTCAGAGTTTTAATTAAAACTCAAAACGGTGAATGGTTATTGATGGGTAGATTAAACGGAGCTCGTCTTTCAGCAGGTACAAATGGACCTGGTAAAGCTTTTGGTGACCTTGCGGGTTTCACTGGAACTTTAACAGCTGTAGAACCAGAACCAGTTCATAT